GTAATAGCAAAAGCTAAAGCGACAGTTTCATGTACATATCTTGAGACAAAGCCTTCTCTGCCAGAATCATAACTGATCATGGCACCTTCAGCTTTAGTTGGTGCAGCACCGAATCCGATCATTTGTACATCTTCTTCGAATGCTTTCATTGATTGCTCTGTAGAATATAATGATCTCCATTGTTCAGGATATCTATCATATTCCATACCAAACACGGTGTTTAAACCTAGATTGAGCTGTTTGGTAAAAAGTGCTCTGTTTAAAGCCATTTTTTAACTCCTATTGTTAAGGTTATACACCAGCGTTCTGAGTACCATATAGAGATAGATTGATTACTACTTCTACATCAGCGTCAGCGCCTACTGCATTATTTGGCATATCAATTAATCTTAAAATTCTCAACGTTTTAGCAGTAGTTGCTAAAGTTGCGAAATCTAATTCATCAGTTGAATGTCCATAAGTTGAATTAAACGTGCCAAGTGTTACATTTGCTAAAGCTCCTACTGCTGTAGAAACAAAAGTTCCGTTGACTTGAACCGCATAAGTGATATTTGGATCATCGTACACGTAAGCTTTAATAGGCTCATTAGCCTTAGCTGTTGTACCTGTGTTCCAAACTTTAGAGAATTTAACATCACCAGTATTATTATCAATGTATTCAACACCATAAAAAACACCGAGAGCTGTTCCGCCCGCTGTGCCTCTTACAACTGTTCCATTGGCTGCCAAAGTAACGAGGTCTCCACTTGCAAGATTAGCTGCATAGCTATTTGCAATTGCATACTCGTTGGCTCTAATAACACCGCCTGTTAAATGTCTTAATGGTACGAAACCATTTGGTGCATTTACATTTGCCATTTTTATTTACCTTTGTTAGTTGTTAACTGCCTTCCGAACTAACTGTAGTTTTAAAAGTCCTTTGGATAGGTTGGCCTGGTGATTCGACTTTGTTCATGTCGTTTTCGACTGATCTCATCAAGTTCTCTGTCATTTGCGCATAGTAGTCATTTCTTTGATCTAACATTTCTTGCGGCATTTCACAAAGTACCATTCCTTCTATTCCAATATGCCCAGCAAATTTGCCATGTTCTATCGTTGGAAAATGTTGGCCGTCTTTGATAGTTTTAACATCTCTAGGTGCCCAACCTTCTCTCAACCGTTTAGCTACATTCGTAGGTGTCTCCTGTCCTAATACCATTGTTGCTACCCAACGTTGAGCATAACCAGGTCTTGGTTCAGGCGCTTCTAATAAGTTACTCGGTCGCCATTTTGAAGCTAGTTTAGATTTCTCTACTCTAGTTTCGTTATTTATTTTATTATCTTTATTCATAATGTCAGGCTCCTTTCTATTGTCCTGTATCGCTAAAGCTTTTTACTTCTTTAGCAAATCGTTTTAGTGCCGCTTCATCTGTAATATCTATTCCAAAGTTTTTAGCAGTGGCAAGGTCATCACTAGTGAGCTTAACTCTATTGCTTGATGTTCCTTTTTTACGAGAAACTCCAGCAACAGGAGATTGCACTCTATTGTTTTTTTGTACTACATTTTGTTCCGATTTGGAAGTGTTTTCTTCTGATTTATTAAAATAAGAAAGACCACTTAATTTTAATCTTTTAGTCATCTCATCATAATATCCCGGGTCATGCACGTCCCAACCTTCTTCTGTTAATTCAGCATCAATTCCATAAGCTACAGCAGTTTCTTTTCTATAACCTGGTTTATTAAACCATGTTGAATTTTCTTTAACCCATTCTGTGGCTAAAGGCGGAGCTTTTTTTGCAGTTTTTTCTGTAGTTTTAGGTACTTGTGCAGCATAATCTTCGGTTTTAGTCATTTGACTACGAATTTCTGCCATATTTTCGTACAGTTTAACTTGTTTGTCTGTATTACCTTCTTCTATTGCTGATTTTAATTCATTAGAAACATTTGAAAGTTGATTACTTAAAGATTTATTAGCAATATCATATGTTTTTTTTTCCATTTTAGACATTCTTTCTTCCATTTCTACTAATTTTTGTTCAGCTTCTGCTCTTTTAGCTACTTCTTTTTGAATTCTCTTACGAACTTTAACAGAATAAGGCATATCTTCTGAATATTCAGGAACTTTTTTTTCTTCTAATTTAATTTCTCGTTCATTTTCGTAAGTTTTATCTATTTCTTTTTCTTTAGAAGGTTCTTCTTGAACTAAATCATCTAAAGGATTAGGAGTTACGCTTACTTCCTTTTCCTTTTCTGCTTCTTCAAGCACAACTTCTAATTCTTCATTCTTGTTTTCTTTTTCTTCGATCATAGTTTCTCCTATGTTGGCATTAACTTTTGTTAATGTATATTATAGTTGTTGAGTTACAATATCTGGACTTTCCAGAGTTGCAATAATCTCATCATCATTTAATAACACCATTTTTACATTTTGTACAGAAACTCTTGCTCCTGCATATCTACCAAAAATAACCCAATCTCCTACTTTACACCAAGGTTTTTTTCTATCACTATAACATTCATCACCCATAGCTATTATTTGACCTACACTATTTAAATATGTTTGATTATCTTTGTTAGAATCCGTTAATATTATTCCACCTTTAGTTTTTTCTACTACACCTTGAGGTCTTAATAAAATTCTATAACCTACAGGTTGTGGAACTTTATCAGGTGTTGGTACATCATTATCTGTAGCCCAAGCTTCATTACTATTCATCGTCAATATCTCCTTGTTTATATTTTTCAATTGTTTCATTTATTATTTCAAAAGCTTTATCTAAACCTTGACCATATCCATAGATACGTTTGAATTCAGATATATTTTCTACACCTTTATTTAATAAATTTTGTGATAAATCTTGTTTATGGTCTTTAATCTTTTTCTTTATCGCTTGTATCAGGCGTTCCATTTACATCTTTCTTTAATTTAATATATAATTGATCAAAAGTATGACCTAAATCATCTGAAGCTTGAGCAAATAATCTTGGTTTAACTTTTTTAATAGATACGTTTTTATTTTCTAAAAACTTTTTAGCTTGTCTAATTTCTTCACCACTAACTGCCATTTATATCTTTCGTTGCTAGTTTATTTTTATTAATACCTTTTTTAATAACATAAGATTGTGTTCCATTAGCACCAGTATTAACTTCTTTTTTTAAATTTTTAGCTAATTGCATTTGTTTAGCTTCTTTATTTATATTAGATATATGATCTAAAACTTTTTTAGTCATTCTTCCAGTTGCCATATACTTAATCTCTTTTCTTTTCTTCTCTTGCAACTTTACTTGCAATTTCTACTATCTTCGCTTTTGATTCAGCATCTTTTCTTGCGTTTTGTTTTTCACTTTCTTTAACACCTTGCATAAATCTAGCTTTTCTTATATTTAGTTCTTCACCTTTTAATGCAAGTTGAGCTTGATCTTTTTGTTGTTCAGCTTGTTGTTTTTGTTCTTCGGGAGAAGGTGGCATACTACCCATTAATTGTTGTGCTGCTTGTGCTGCTGTTGCTGCTATTCTATTTTCTTCTTCTATACTTATTTCTTTTGATGGTTCATCATCAAATTCTCTGTTAAAATCACCTGAAGAAATAGGATTACCCGGTGGTACTTGAGCTTGCATTTGTTGTTGATATAAAAATGCCATGTGTTGACCTATGTGAGCTAACATTGCTGGATAAAGTCTTTCTTTAGCTTCAGGGTTTCCACCAAATCTAGGATCATTAATAAATTGTGAATGTACTTGTATATGAGCTTGATGATCTTGATCTTCAAATACTTGAATTGGTTTACCATTAAGTAAAGCCATATTTTCTGACACTGGATCACGTCTAGGTGTATCTTCATCTTCTATCATTAAGTCCATATAATCAGGTATATTGAGAGCTTGTAAAAATCTTCTTGTTGCTTCTTTGACATCTATAATATCAGGTGAAGCTTGTGCTAATTGCATACCAGTTTGAGCTAAAGCAATTCTTTGAGCTTGTGAAAAAATATTAGGATCAGAAACTGGAACTACACTAATAGAAGCTGTAAAATCTTTTCTTCTAATTTTTTTATTTTCGCCTATAACTTCAAAAGAATATTCATCATCTAAATATTCTCCATTTAATTCATAAATTAATTTAAATTCTCTACCTTGCGCTTGATGAATTCTTTTATGTATTGCTGAATATACTTTAGAGCCTTGTTCTATTAAAGCAATAGTAGTACCAACTGGACCTGACCCTGCAGAATCACCAATCATTGCATCTGCTATTGATGCAAAACGTCTCCCGGACTCAGTTAAAACACCTAATAGTTGTAAGAGAGTAGGCGATGGTTCTTTGAAAGGGAGAGGGATAAAACTCTTTCGTAGATCATCACCATAAGCTTCAACTTCAACCCATTCACCAGGAGAGACAGTAATATCTCCACCTTCTATTCTTGCTCCTTTAGCTCTAAATCCTCCATTGAGGTTGGCAAAGGCAGCTGAATCTAGTAGTGCTCTTAAAGCACCAGTGCTAGCATGTTGAAGTCCGCCGATCATTTGAATAAGGCCGAAGCCATAAAAGCCCAAGCCCGGAAGATATTTATAATGTATAAAATAAGTTCTTTTTCTTCTTAATGAATCTTCTTCTTTCCAATTACGTCTTATAGATAAAACTCTTTGTGAATCTAAATCTATTGTAACAATATAAGGTAAAGCTAATTCGTTTTTATCTTCGCCTAAATCTAAATTAGTATGTACTTCTAATACAGTATGTATTTTATCTGCCATACTAGGTGTCATACCTTCTAATCTTTGTAAAGTTTGGTCAACCATATCTCCATCATTAGAACCTGGAGTTGATTCCGCTTTACTTAATGGAATATCTTTATAATAACCAGATACTTGATGTTTTCTAATATCGTTTCTAGTTAGTTTCATTACTTGAGTATATCTTTCTGCTGTTTCTAAATCTGTATTCTCCATTGATATTACAAATTCTTCTGCTGGTACAAATTTGGAACAAATTCTATCTAAAGTATTATCAAAATAAACTTTTTTAAAAGCACTACCCGCAAGTGCTAAATAAAATAACATTTGATCTAATTCGTTAAAATAATCTGGTATCTCTTGTGTAATTTGAAAGTTCATAAAATCTTGAACTCTTTGAGATTGATCTAATTTTTTATCTGTAACTTTTCCTATGACTTGAGTTTTAACTGGACCACCAGCAGGAAAAATTTCAGCAATAGCTCTAGCTTGAAACTGTGTTGCTGCTTCTGCAAGTAACGGATGATGAACACCTGAAGCTCCCGGGAAAGGGTCTTGTCTATCTTCAACAACTACACCTAACATTCTTAAACCTTTTGAATATTGGTCTTCCCAATTTTTACGAGAGCTTTTATCATCTTCATAAGCTCGGACTAATTCTTTTCCTATAAGATTGATTTCTTGTTCAGGTAATTCTTCAGCTAAATTAGAATAATGATTACTTTCAAAAGCTTCTTCTTCTTTTTCAGTTTGGTCCTGATCAATATCTACATTTACTTTTTGACCATCTTCATTAGTAAATTGTAGTTTTTTTTTATCTAATTCAACTTCCATTATTTAACTTTTTGCAGTTTTAGCAGATGCTTTTAAAGCTTTAGCAGAAACAGTACCTTTACCTGGTCTGCTTGTGCCTGCTTTTTTTCTTTTGTTCATATTGTAATACAAACCTTTTTTAGCAACTCTGCCGCTTTTAGTTTTGTGATAACCTTTTTTCATAAGTTTTCCAAAGCCTTCTCTGTTAATCACTTACTATTTTTTTTTAAAACCGTAAGTGCCTTTTGGTTTACGTGTAGCTTTTGCTACTTTTCTTCGACCAGCCATAGACATTTTTTTACTAGATTTTTTTCCTCTAGTCATTCCTAGCTGTTCATCTTTTCTTGCATTATATCCTTTTTTTTTCATAGCATTATACCTCCTGTTTCATACCATACTTTCCTATTTAGAGATATAAAACAAAAATTTAGATTATTCTAGTATTAATTTCTTAATACTTTTACTATTATCTATGTTTAATTCTAATTCTGCCATTGACTTGATGCATTGGTATTCAATGTTATTATTCTTATTTGTTCTGGTTGCAACTCTTTTGCCTTTAAGGCAATCGGACATAGATGTTTGAATTCTGTGTTCTTTAATCTCTCCATTAACAATCATAAGAAGTGCTATAATTAACTCTGTCATTAGTGCGCTTTATTACCGTTTGCTCTTACTTTATCTTTTAAATCTTCTACATCAGCTAATGTTTTTTCTAATTGAGCTTTTAGAAATTCTATATTAACTTTATTAGTCATGTTTTGTTCTTGAGTTATTTCTAATTTTTCTGTAGTTTTATATAAATCTTCTATCAACATGTATTGTTCTTGGTCTGTAGGAAGTTGTTCTGATTTTTTAAGTAAATCAGCTTGAAACAATTCTCTAGAAGTTTCTAAACTTGTTAATCTTGATGTAACTTCTGTATATGCAAAAACACCCATAGCAACACCTGCTACTATTGCTAACATATTT